CAGTACAAGAAGTTAATGTCCCGCTCTGTGGAGTTCCTAAAACTGGCGTTGTAAACGATGGAGAAGTCGCAAGAGCGACAACCGTTCCAGAACCAGTCGTAGTGTAGCTAGTTCCCCACGCAGTACCCGTAGAGTTTGCAATCCCTGCACCGGGGTAGGTCATCGTAGATGGGGCCGTTAAAGTACCCGTAGTTAAATTCAGACCAGAACCAACCGTTACATTTGAGAACCCGCCCGACCCGTTATTAGCTAGTAGCTGAGCATTAGTCCCCGTTGTAGCCGCCGCATAATCAGTCCCGGCAACCGCAATTGATAATGCGCCAGTTGTTGTTGTTGACTTTAAAAGACCAGTTGTAAGAGCAGACGTACCAGCAGAATAATCAGTTCCAGACGTAGCAGCAGTAAACGCGCTAGTTCCGTTGCCTTTTACTATTCCAGTTAGCGTGGTTGCGCCAGTACCACCGCGATTAACAGCAACAGTTGATCCGTTCCAAGTTCCACCCGTAAAAGAGCCTGGATAGTTTAACGTATTTGTAGTCCAGCTTACATTGGCCGGAATTTGAAAATGATAATCCCAGGTTCCTGCTGCACTACTGTTGTCTTGAAGAATTAGTTCAACATAGCCACCAGATCCAACACCACCAGAAATAAGTGAACTTCCAGAGTTGTTATTAAGCGTTATAACTCCGCTGCTTTGATTGTTGTTAAACGTATAAGCCGCGCCAACAGGAAGCGTAGTTGCATTTGGTAATTGGAATGTTTGACCGCTAGATCCTGTTACAGCCCAGTCAAAGACAGATGCAGCCGTTAAAGTTGTCGTTGTTCCACTAGAAGCAAGTACAGTGTATCCGACAAAAATGTTATTTGTACTGATGTTTACATTAGCATCGCGCAAGACAACAGAAGTTGCACCAGACGTTCCATAGGATGTACCCCAGGCTGATCCTGTGCTGTTTGGAATACCAGCACCAGGATAGGTCATTCCACCGCCGCCAGTTGCGCTTAATGTGCCAGAAGCAAATGTAAGATTTGAGCCAATAGTTACGTTGCTGAATCCACCAGATCCGTTACCGTATAGGATAGAACTGCCGGATGTTGCTGGCGCATAGTCAGTACCAGAAGTGGCAGCACTAATTGCCGTACCGTTGCCCTTCAAAAGACCTGTAATGCTTGTCGATAAAGTAATCGCTGGAGTGCTTGAAGCGTTTGCTACCGTACCAGCAAGGCCATTAGCGCTAACGACAGATACAGATGTTACTGTTCCTCCAGAAGCAGTTGACGCTAAAGTTCCAGCAGAGAATGACAATCCAGAGCCTACGGTTACACTGCTAAAACCGCCAGATCCATTGGCATAAAGAATAGATGATCCAGTAGTTGCAGGAGCATAACTGAGCGCAGGAATATCACTAGCAACTAATGATCTAAACGTAGGAACAGCAGCAGATCCCGTAGTAGGACCAGCAAAAACATAGTTAGCAGTCTGAGTTGCAAGCGCTCCAGTTAAAGTTCCAGTTGTTGTTACTGGAGAATTTGTGACATTAAATATGTTTGGAAGAGACAGACCAACGCTAGTGACCGTACCAGATCCGCCACCACCCGTTGCTGATAGAGTGCCAGATGAGAACGTAAGACCAGAACCGATAGTGACTCCAGAAAAACCACCAGAACCATTGCCATAGAGAATGCTTGTGCCTGACGTTGCTGGAGCGTAATTGACGCCAGCAGTAGCAGCAGAAACTACGCCAGATGTTGCTAGAAGAAGGCCATTTAAACCAACATTTAACGTAGTTGAACCATTAACCGTTAGCGTAGTGAAACGCCCAGAATTAGCCGAACTAGAGCCGATTGGCGGTGGAGAAGCTAGATAATTACTGAATCCAGCGCCAGATACAGTGTTTGCTACATTTAAAGTAGTGAAATTACCTGATCCTGGGGTTGTTGAACCAATTGGCCCAGGCGCTAACAGTGTTGCATTAACAATTTGACTTGGCGTAGCCTTAGTGGTTACACCAGCAGAGACTAATGGCAGAACATCAGACCCTGGCGTTACTGATGTGTTAGCCGGTAAAGCCGTGATCTTGATATTTGCCATGTTTTTTCCTGAGTTTCGTTAATTACTCTTCAATCTTAGGTCTGCGGCCTCTTTTCGGCGCTTCCTCGATAATTTTACCTTCAATCCCTAGTACGTTTAAGTACCATTCTGCGCTGGTTAGCCAACCATCCGCATGTAAAACCTTTAAATCGGCTTCATCAAGAGCAATTCTACAATTATCGTAGGTTTCTTTATGAACCGAGCATGGAAAGTCCATTGTTTACTCCAAAAGATAAGAAAAAAGGGGGCCTAAACCCCCTTATTTCAGTTTTGCTTACGGGTTAGACCCTGCAACAATGCCGTAGTTGTTAAAGTTCGTTACGCCAAAGTCAGTGTAGACAGGGTAAGAACGTACAACATTGACAAGATAAGTGTCCGCAGCTGGAGTGAGAGAGCCAGCAGTAGGATTAACATATCGAATTGCAATGGTATTCGCAGCAGATACGCGAGCACTAGCGATTGCAGTTGCATTGCCAGTAGACGCAGTGGTTGAAACACCAACCCAATCGCCGACCGATACGCCAGAAAGGGTAAAGGTCTGTTCAGCAGAGGTTGCCGGGCCAACACTTGCAGGAGTAACCGCAAGAGAGACAATGGCAGACCCGCGCTGAATGCTAGGTTGAACAATATTTGGACCTGGATTAGACATAATAATCTCCTATTAACCAGTGACGCGAACGGCAAGTTCTGGATAAACCGTTGACCAGCCATACAGAACGTCCAAACGACAAGGCAACTGGTCAGAGTTAATATCGTACTGGCGAACCAGACGAATAGAAACGCCATCAGCAGATGCACGACCGGCCATATCTACACCTTGTGGAAGGAGAAGATCAGCAGTACCGAACGCGAAAGCATCACGATGGAATGCAATAGCGTTAGGATAGCTTGCGCCGTTAGAGCCAGAGATAACACTAGCATTACCGCTTGGAATAGAGCCGGTAGTGCTGGTTACGTTCTGGAACTGACCAGAGAACACTGGGTTAGGGAACACAGAAATGCTCTGTGAAGAACCCGTTCCAGTTACAGCGCTGGTGATAACAAAGTTACGCAGTGAGCCAGTAGACTGACGATTCTGTGGGTTAACTGCATATACACCAGGAATGGTGAATACAGTACCAGCAGTCAGAGTTTTGCCATTGCTGACAGTTGCAGACAGTGCGAACGTGGTCTGTGCATTGGTCTGAACTGAACCGCCAGCCTGTGCTGCTACGGCCATCGTGTCAGTGCCAACTACAAACGTACCAGAAGTGAAGTTGCCTACGTTCTGATCCATTGCAAAGTTAAAGCCCAGGGTAGAGTCACCAAGAGCGCCTTTCTTGAAGATGCTAGAGATGGTTCCAGATGGGTTAAACAGATTGGTCAGACCAGAGACGATACCTACTTCGACCGTAGGATCAACAACGAAGTGACGCTCTTCATCAACTGGAGCGGCTTCCTGGTTAAGACGAGCACGAGCACCAAGGATTGCAGCCGTAGACTGTGCCTGAGTAGGAGTGCCAGTAAGCTGACCTGGAGTGCCAACAAGGTTGTAAATGTTGTAGAACTGCTGAAGACCATCATAGTCGATCTTGTTAGCAACTGCTGCAACAGCAGGTTTAATGAAACGATCAGAGAAATCACTGATGTTCATTGAAAGATCCTGCGTGGTAAACGCCATGTCCACACCGAACTGAGTGCCGAGCGTCAAAGGGACATAGGTTTCAACAGCAGATTCAATCTGAAGTGCTGGACCAGTACGGCCAACATATCTTGGTGGTTTACGCAGATTGATCGTAGTACCGATCTTTGCGCCTTCGATAGCAAACTTATCGTCATACTGACGAGATACTGCACGCGTGAAAACCAACTGGTTGGTAAGAATACGCAACGCTTCGTTGGTGATCATGCTAATAGTAAGCAATTGATTGCTCATAGCATTTACTCCAATAGAGAAAGGAAAAGGTTTTATGCCCGTTCAGTTTCTCAGATAGGAGCCGATCCCTCGAATAATCTGATTTGCCGCAATAACGCACAGGGCCATGCTACGTTACTGGTAAGGTCAATTGTATCACAAATAAATAAATGTCAAGCATAAAAAAAGCCAGAGTGTTTTAAGTTCTGGCAAGAGAGGAGTATGAAAAGTGCTATCTCTAGCACCAAATACCTATATCATATTATCGCCTCATCATTGCTTGTTTTTTAGCTAGATCTTCAGCGTTTCTAGCGGCAATATATTCAACAGTTGTCATCTCAGCATAGTTCTTAACGTTCCTTGGAACCCCTCCAGCAGCACCATTGAGTGGCTTGATCGGAGTTGGAGCGTTAGACTTAGCCCTTGGAGCGCGGTTAATGATTTCCGCTAACTTCATGCCAGCAGCGATAGGATTGTCAAGCCCAGCAATTTCATACGCGACATCTAGATTGCGGCCAAGCATATAGGCAATCTCTGGACCATTATCTAAGCCCAGTAGAGCTTGTCGGATAGTAGGATTCTGCGCTAATCTTGGATCTGATATGATGCCTTCGATGACAGTATCGTAATCAGCAAACTTGGCTCTTGCCGCTGTTTCTGCTATTTCTAGCTTCGCCTGTGCAGCCATAGCGGTTTGCGTTGCCGCACGTTGTTCATATTCTGCCGCAACTGCTGCTTTGGCTTCTTCAACCGCAGACACTCTAGTATATTGAAGCATTGCGTCCATATACCGTGGGTCATATTGTCCTCCAGCAAAGTCATTAGGATCTGGTGCTGCTAACTTTGGCGCTTGAGATTCATTCTTCGGAGCAAACTGTTTAAGCATCTGCTCCTGTTGCTCAAGCAGCTTCTCAAGCCTTTCCGAATACCGACGAGCTTCGTGCTTATCTCTGGTGAGTTCGTCAATACGTTTCTTTACCCAAGCATCTGTTTGTTCAAAATTTTCTTCAGAATCTTGTGCAGTTTCTTGCGCTTCAGGTTCCTCGCTGTCCAGCAGAGTCGGATCAAGCGCTTCCGTTGTTTCCAAGATAGCTTCTGGTTCATTAGCAATCTCTGGTACTACTTGTTCATCACTCATTACTTTCTTCTCCTGGCTTTTCTTCGCCGGTTAATGCGCCGATATTCGGCTTTCTAGTCATACTCCCTGCTGGATTTCTTGAACGTCCAGCGCGTCTTTGTCCTTGTTGCTGTGATGGTTGAGGCTGTGCCATTGGAGCCATTTGTCCTTGATGTACACCAGGAGCTACAGATTCCTCCATCTGCTCGAACTCCATGTTCTCTTCTGGCAGTTCTTCAGCGCCCATGCCAATCATCATCATTAAGTTCTGTTGTACGGCAGCTTGTAATTGCGCGTCCGTCATCATCAGCTTGCCTTCTACGTCAATACGTTTGGTCTGTGAGTCAAACCATTCACGCTCTGCACGTTGAATCTCTAGCATCTTGTCGCCCTGTGCGGCTTGAAGCTCTTGGCTGAGATGCTCCATTTGATTAGCCATCTGCTCCATCATCTGTTGTGCTTGAATAACCTGTGGATCTACCTTTGTGCCATCAGCGGTTGGCTGTAATTGTGGCGGCAATAGAGCTTGCAGACGCTTGGAGATCTCTTCTGCTCCAGGCCAGTCCATGTTCTTCATCATCAGATCGCCAATGGTCTGGAATAGCGCAGGATTAGCTTGGGTTAACGCCAGCATCATGTTAGCTGCTTCATCGCGTTTAGTTGCATAGCTTGGCCCAGAGTCACAGACGACATCGTATTCACCGATAGTCGGGTTATAGATAGAATCTATCCCTGGATTATCTGTGTACATTGATGGCTGTGGCAGATTAGGATCTAAGTTCACGCTCTTTGGTGAGCCATCTTCACCAAGGATTCTTGCTACTCTTGGCTGGTCATAGACTTTTGGAATCATGTCAACAATGATCCTACCGATCTGACGAATAGAACGATTCAAATTGTCCTGGTAATGGAAGTTTCCGGCTTCTGACTGCTTCTGACGCAGCATGAGCGCACGACCAGAAGTCTCATTGGATTCACCGCCAAGAGATGGCTGATAAATGCCCATTGATTGCATAATATCGTTTTCAGCCAACTGGATAGCTTGCATAATCGCAGAGCTTGCCTGTGGCGGTTGAGATCTCTGTGGAGGACCAACTGGCGTACCAGCGATAGAGACTGGATCATATTCGAGATAGGACAATGATTCCTGGTTAGCTCTTGCCCAGTTAGGATCAGTCTCAAACTGACCAGCAACACCAATGAACGGAGCCTTTGGAGCAAGCGCAACATTCTCAGCATTAGCTGACAAGTAATAGTTGTATAGTCTCTGTGCGTCTTTAGCGTTGCGAACAAGACCAGATAGATAACGCTTTCCTTGTAGCCAGACTTCATGTCCGATTACTGGCACAACTGGAATGTACTTCGTTGGCAGTTCTGAACGCTCTAGCACTACAGAGCCAGTGACCTTGCACCACATACAACGTTTAACGTCTGCCGTTCTACTGCGACCAGTCTCAGGATCATTAATTTCCTGCTCTTCATGCTCAATATAATAATACTCAGCTACGCGCACTGAATCCTTGGAGTACCAGCCCTGCATGTCTCCATTGCCAGCATCATCAAACTGCGTAGGATCTACATTAGGATACTGGCGCTTAAAGTCTTCTTTCGCAATCTCTTCAGCGATAACACACCATTCAGCATCAGATCCATCTGGACTTTTGCTATGGTTGTCATAGTAAACCTTGAACGGATCAGGAATGCGGTCAATGAAGATCTCTTGATCAAATGATGTGTCGGAGGACCAGTCATTGCGAACTCGGATATAACCAAGGCCAGTGTCTACTTGCCATTCGACCGCCGTGTCATATGCGATAGACGCATTACTATTATCTTGGATATGACGCACTAGACCCATTAAGACTTCTGCTGTCTCTTGATCAGCGCCATCATTTACTGGACGTATTCGAACGCTTGGCGTGTTCTGTCTGATCTCATTGACGACTCGATCTCTGAACTGCAATAGCCGATTGACTACCAGCATTGGCCGTTCTTTCCCTGGACGATTGCGGTCATACTTTGCTGCTTCAGGCCATTGATCGCCAAGACGAGCAAAGCGAATGTCATCTAACCGCTCTTGTCTGTTCTGAGCCTCAAACTCTACTGCGCTAGAGAATCGCTTACGGATCTCATTCAGCAACTTCTCATCAGGCTCTTCCGCTGGTTCGTTGATACCAATGGAATTAAAGATTGAATCATCGTCTAGGTTCATAGTAATACCAATGGTTAATTCATCCAGCTACCAGCAACACCAGTGTCACGCTCTTTGCGCCTTTTAATATTATCATTCTTCAGCATGTCAATACACGTTGAAAGATAACGGAAAGCATCAGCGCCATGAGAGTATTCATCATGCAATGGCCCTCCTGGTTGCTGCGTTGTTGAGTTGATCGAGCGCCGATAGCGCTTGAGACATTCTTGTAAGCGTTTAGTGTTGGTCTGATCCATCCAGACATGCGGTAATAACATGCGCGATAACTTGATGCCGTGCTCTACATCGCCGACCGGAATGATTTCTACATCCCAGCCTTGAGCGGTCATGATCTCAGCCGCACTTTTGCCAGTCTTGTAGTCCTTTGCGACACCATCATGTGGTAGCCAGATCTTGCCCCAGTTGAATGGCAGTTTCTTTAGTTCAGCCGAGTACCAGTCTAAGGTCTGGAATGACTCTTCAATGTAATGAATAATCCTGCACTCTGATCCTGATCTCTGTGCAACAATGATGGTCATCGCATCATTCCAACCGAGGTCAAAGATCGCATGTGCTTTGAGGAACGGGTCGTGCTTAACGTGGGTAATTCTGTGGTCGTCGATCATTGCTTGGAATTCTTCAGCGAAGATGGCCCCATCTACAACAGTCTTTGGCACACCCTCCCATATGTTGGAATATCCTTTGATATCGACATTGAGGCAATGCTGGCGTTCTTTTTCTAATACATCTGGAAACCAGGGATTGTCTGCGTAGTTTATTTTGACAATGAGCGAGTCAGGTGGGGTATTAAGTACAAATCGCTGATAGGTTTCGTCTGTGTCGAGATCTGGATTGAGTGATACCCATATCTCACTATTAGGAGCGCGAATAGTAGGAATAAGTATATCCCAGGACTTTTTAGATACTGTTTGCGCTTCTTCAATCCAGCACCTATCGCAGCCTTCAAATGATTTAATTGATTCAACTGTGTGGTTGGCAAGACCAGCAAAGCTAAACGTAGAACCGTTAATGCCGGAGATCTGTGTTTCTGTGACATTGTAGAACTGGCCTAGATTTAAAGCCTGGATCTGATCGACTAATAGCGTATGAACAGACTGCTTGATGGACTTCTGCACTTCTCTAGCGCATAAGACCCGCAATGGAGATTGAGCGGCTTGAATCAATAAAGCTCTAGCGAAAGCCCAGGACTTGCCAGAACCTCGACCGCCATAAGCTACTTTATAACGATATGGTTGGAATATTCCTTGGAGCTTCTTTGGAAAGCTGGCTGTTGTTTCAGTCAAACTTCACCTTGATTGAATGTTGAACAGGACCGCCGTCAGCGCCAGTGATCTGATTCTTTACTTCAGCGGGAATGATTTTGCCAAGTAATGAGGCATAAGCTGATGAGTTTGATTCAGCGAGTTGTCTAAAATAATCAGCGCCGCCAGCGTCATTCAATGACTGCATCAGCATCTCTTTTATTTCTTTGGTTTGTTTATTTAAAGCGCCAGGAGGTCTGCCCATTCCAGCGCGAGGCGGCTTACGTTTCTTAGTATCTTGTTCTATTTTAGTGTCTGTCATCGTCTTAATAAGTCAGAAAGACTCACTCCATTGTGTGAAACAATCTCTGGAAATCTATCATCGAACATGACGTAGTTGCGGGAGCCAGTACCAGCGCCTCTTGATGCTTGATCTAAATATCGGATCCCTGGGATGCCACCAGACGCAAGATAATCGCTTGCGGCTTCTCTAGATCCAAATTGAGTTGCAAGATTGTCGTAAAGTTGTTGTCCTGTAATTGGCGACATTTCTTCTCGGATTGGCGCTTGCTTCCCAGCAGCTGCAAACTTTTCCATTAATCGTTGTCTTGTACTGCTACGATTGCCGTAAACATTTTCATAAGCATTTTTTAACAATTCTTGTATTTTTGATGGCTGATTTGCGTATGGCGCATCCCAATCCAACAAATGATGTTCACCAAGCGGATCAGCCGCTTCTTTTGCAGCATCAGGCCATTTGAGTTCGACGTTGTAAAGATGGCCCTGTGCTGGCTTTAATCCGCCTTTGCTTTTTATTTCCAGCAATGTTGATAAATCGCTTTTTGCCATATCTGCAACTGGTGAATCACTGAGTGCAATTTCTTTGGCTTTTGAAATTGCAGCATCAAGATCGCCACGCCTTGCAGCCGATCTAACATTTAAATGCTCAAGCGTTGAAGGATCAAATACGGTTCCTGCAACATCAAAAACATCTTCAGATAATTGTTTTTGATATTCCTTCGCCACTGGACTATCGAACCCTTGAGCAAAATATCCACCATGCCCATAGGCTTGAGCGCCCTCGCCAGAGCCAATCTTGCTAAAATCAAACTTCTCAAACGCATGAGGACCGCCATGACTGGCTTTAATCATGCCAGCTAACCCGCCCTGCACACCATGCGACCCAGTGCCAAATCCAGATAGCTGCTCAAACTGTTCCTGAGCTACAGGATCACCGCCAAAATAGTCCTGCATCTCTTTACCGGACTGCCAGTCTTGACGACCCTTCCAATTGCGGTAGTTTTCTAGCAGATTAGCAAGGCTTGGCATCATTCATCCTCAGATCGTTCTAACCAAAGTTCACAAGTATCCGTCATAGCCTTGGGTTCTGGTCTGTCATCCAATAGACTATTAACAAGGCAATAGCCATGGCCGAAACAAGTTCTATTTGGCTCAAAATATTCACAATTAGAACATTCTTTTTTCAAAATCATACAACTTAGCCATGTAATGCTTGGCTTTTTCTAGATCGTTAGACTCGCCAGGTTTAGAGTTGTTTCGCATAGAGTGCTTAATTATACAGCCTTTTAGATAGCCTGAAAATTCTTCTGCTGTCAATATTAGTTCCATGACTTCCCAGGGCTGGACTGCCATGCGCTTGTAGTGATCGCCACCAGCTTGATGTTCGTCGATGTCTCTAGCACCATCTGATCGTTGACCGGACGCCCAAATGAAGTCTGCAAAAATACTCATCTGATTTGATCCCATTGTTCCGGCGTTGCATCGTCAATGCTGACTCTTGTATCAGCTTGCGTTGTTAGTGTTTCTTTGATGAAAACACCATTTGGCTGCAAAGTTCCGCGCCTGTCCTTAATCTCATTGTAAGCCGATTCTAGGCACGAAAGTAAATCTAGGCGCTCTAGGTCCGCTAAGATGATTAAAACGACTAGAACGTCTCCTAGGCCGTCTATGACCCCATCGCGGTCCTTCTTGATGACTGCATCGCATAGTTCGCCAACTTCTGACACCAGCTTTAGTGCCTGGACATGGCTGATAGAGTTCGGAATGATCTTTCTAGCTTCTGCCCAGCGTAAGACTTTAAGTTCGAGATCGCTAAACGATGGCATTATAAACTCCTCTTCTTTTTCCAGTTGTCCTGCATCCAGGCGCTAGCACGTTCTTGCTGGTAGCACCCGCATGAGCGTGACTTATTGTTAACTATGTTCTGAGCAAGAACTGACTTGATCTTACCGCAGCGACACCTGGCGACAACGACTTGTTTGCGTTGACTACCATAGATCCGATCTGCTGCGTTTTCTAGAATAGTCCAATAACCGAATACTCTGCTCACTAGATCTTCTCTTTCTTTAGCCATTCTTTTTCTTCATCGCTTAATTTTGGAAGACCGCACCAGTGAGTGAATTCACCAGCAGGATAATATTGTCCCACCACCGCAGAGCCATATGCAGTGCGTAATAACATTTTCACGCCTTCTGCTGGTTTATTATCTTTAGTGATACGCTTCCAGACCGGCATATACTCAGCAAGATATCTGTCGTTATTCATACTTCTCAATAGTTATTATCAAACCGCCATTGATTACTGGTTCGCCGTAGTAGGCATAGATCCGGCGCACTTGTTTGTCGTTCGCAAAGACTATTCCTTGCAGGGCATCCAGAGTTGCTTTAATGCAGTTGTCTAGATCTATGATGACCTTAGACTCACGGCCAGACATCGTTTCCTTTGGCCTCAGTTCTATTATCACACTGACCTGATCGCTAGTCAAAGCAATCT